TCAAAATCGCCTTGTCGATTTCGAACATCCCAATGTCAATTTTGTGATCCGTCATTCAGAAAGGAGCCTCTTGATATTGGCGTCGGCGATCTTCAAATAGGTATTGTTCAGAAGCTGGATGTTGCGCATGTCTTCGTTACGCGACACCTCCTCATCATAGATGCGAATCGGTTCCCAACCGTCCAGCGGAACGATGTTCAGCCGGTAGGTATCAGGAGACATCTTCAGATCGCCCATCTGGTAATATTCGATGTTGGCAGTCCGGGAGTCGTTCATCGTCCAATGAAACACCTCAATATCCGACAGATAGGTTTGGTTCATGTCAGCCAGAGCCCGAGAGCGATACTTCTTGGCAATCGAGCGGAACAATTCGTTTTCCGACAGGGGCCACTCAAAGTACGGATCGATCATCTTGTTGGACAGCATGACCAGCCAAATATATTCGGTCGAACCATAGTAATAGTAGGCAATATCTTCCGGGCGCTCGTTTTCCTTCACAGTATAAGGCAAGTAAGCGTAAGGATCGTTACCAACGGATTCAAGTATTTTCACCCGAAGCATGATGTTTCTTACCACATCACCGTTGTAGTTAATCTTCGGAAAGTTTGAAAAGTAGTCGCTCATTTAGTAACCGCCCCCTGATAATCTGTCGCCGTGTGAATTTCCATTTCAGTCAAGGACATAGACACGCCAACAAAGCCCGGACGACCGCCCGGGAGGAACACCGGAACGTTGTTTGGGGAATAGTTGGCTTCGAAACCCGAGACCATGCAGCGCTTGAAGAAGTACATATGCCCGGGTTCACTGCCCATGAAAAAGATATCAACCACCTTTGGATATTGCAGGAAGGTTCGACCTTCATTATTGCCATAGGTTGGGAGGATTGATTGCTTGATGGTTCGGATGATCTTGGCGAGCCTTACCGATTCGGACGATGACCGTGGGGCAAACTGCCAATCGAACTTGTGGTTCTTCAGATCGATACCGTCGAAGGTCAAGGCAACGTGCGGGTTGACGATGGTGCCAAGGGCGATTTCGCCACCCTTCACAGCCGCCACATCTGCCGATGCCAGAGTCGCCTTGATCACCCGAGCAGCGGCATTCCATCCGAGGTCTTGATTGTTCATGATCTTTTGCAAGCCGTCTTTGATGCTTGTCGCGTCCATGGCGGTTCCAACCGCCGTCCGCGCCATGTCACCAATCGGACCAAGTTCATAGGACTTCACACCAAGGCTGAACGTGTCGATCAGGTTGCCCGGGATCGGCAGGCAGATCGATGAAGTGGTCACCGTGGAGATCGTGTTGGCGCTCCGGTCATAGCTGTAGTCGGAGAAATTGAAAATGATCGCATGCGGACCAAGATCGTCGGGAAACCGCAACTCCGAATAGGATTTGTTGTCACGCCGATTGGCGATCACTTCTTCGACGGTCGGGATAATGAAACCAGCCAATGGGGGATTCCTCAATCTAAATAAACATATAGTCAAAACGTATTTAGGTTGAACATTGGCAAGGAAAGGCAAATACAAGCCGAAGTACCCGAGAAAGTACAAAGGCGATGCGAGTAACATCATCTGGCGTAGCCGTTGGGAAGCGCTGGTTATGCGATATCTCGACTTGCACCCGCATGTCATCGAATGGAGTTCTGAAGAAGTCGTCATCCCGTATCTGTCCCCGATTGACGGGCGCTGGCATCGATACTTTGTCGATTTCAAGGTTGTCATGCAAAAAGGCGAGAAGCGCGAGACGGTATTGATCGAAGTCAAGCCGTTCAAGGAGACCATTCCTCCAGACATAAATAAAGCAAAGACGCTGAAAAGTGGCAAGCCAAACGCTCGCTATCTCTACGAGGTAAAAACGTGGGGGATCAATTCGGCGAAGTGGGCGGCGGCAGAAGAATACTGTGCTGATCGCGGATGGCATTTCTTAAAGTTTACTGAATATGAGCTAGGGCTTAAACGATAATGGTAGCAACTGTATTTCGAAATATTCTTGCCAAGGGCGCGCATGCCGGGGTGTTCCCGTCGCGCGACCGGGAGAGCCGTGAGTGGTATCGTGGTCAGGCCCGCAAGATCAAAAAGCGCCACAACGAAAGCGAAATCATGCGCAACGCGGGCGACCGCCTGAAGAATCAGGTTCGCGTCGGTTCAATGTACATGTTCTACTACGATCCGAAGCACAAGGCGACACTTCCCTACTACGACGTGTTCCCGTTGATTTTTCCAATTGCCAAGGTCAAGGACGGGTTTTTGGGCATCAACATGCACTATCTGCCATACGCCTACCGGGCGATCCTGATGGATGCCTTGTACGACATCACCAACAACGACAAGTTTGACGACAGCACCAAGATCAAGATGAGCTACGGCATCCTGAAGGGCGCGACCAAATACAAGTTTTTCAAGCCATGTATCAAGAAGTACCTGACCAAACACGTCCGGTCCCGCTTCGCATACATTCACCCGTCTGAGTGGGATATTGCCCTGTTTCTTCCAATGTCGCGTTGGGAAGGTGCAAGCCAGCAGAAGGTTTGGTCGGACTCCAAGGCGATCATCGCAAAGGGATAAAGCAATGGGTTTTTCTATCGAAGAATTTCGGGCGAACGTCAACATGATCGGGGGCTTGGCAAAACCATCCAAGTTTGCCGTCTACATCACAGCCCCGCCGTTCTCCACCGGGGTTGCCGCCAGCTATGACGAATACAGCCCGAGCGATCTAACGGTTGCCTTGAATGACAACATGAATATGGCAGATGCCCGGGTTCTATCGATGCTGTGCTGTGATACGGCTCTTCCCGGCAAGCAGCTTCAGCTAGTTGATTATCGTCCGCAAGGATACGGTAAGGTTCTGCATATGCCGAACGACATCACCTTTGAGCCGTTGACGATGACATTCATGCTCGACAACGATCACCGGGTCATGAACTTCATGCAATACTGGATGCAGGAGATTGTAAATACAGATAGCGATTTCGAGGGACCATCGGCAACATTCAAGAACCGAGCGGCATTCGAGATCAATTACAAGAAGCTGTATGCCACGACGATGATCATTCAGTTCTATGGCAGCAATGACGAATCATCCTTCATCGAATACGAGTTCCATGACGTGTTCCCGACGCAGATCGACTCGGTGTCGTTGTCGTGGGAAATGAATGACACGTTTGCCAAGTTGCCAGTTGCATTCACCTATTCGAGCTACACCACATTCCGTGGATCGCTTGGGGGTATCGGCACCTATGCCACGCGCGGCGTCGATTTCCTACAGTCGAGTGGCTTGTTTGGCGGTTCCCTGTTCTCCGCGCTCACCGACACATCCTATGGAGTTCGCAATCTGATCGACTCCTTTACCAACGTTACGAATTATTGAGGAATTAATGTCCCTTCCTAAACTACAATCCCCGTATTTCCCGGTCAAGCTTCACGGTTCCGGCAAGACGATCAAAATCCGCCCGTTCACCGTCAAGGAAGAGAAAATCCTGATGATGGCAGGACAGGACAAGGACGACACCAATTTCATTTTGGAATCGATTTTCCAAGTGCTTGACCTGTGTATCCAAGGCGAAGATAACGATGCGCGCAATCTCGCCACCTTCGACGTTGAGAACCTGTTCATCCATCTCCGGTCGAAGTCGGTCAGCAACATTGCCAAGGTCCGCTTCAAGGACGACGAAGACGAAAAAATCTACGAGGTCGAAGTCGATCTGGATAAGGTTGTCGTATCGGTTCCCGAGGATCACACCAACAAGATCACCCTGAACGACGAATACGTTGTCACAATGAAATATCCGACATTCGGGGATTTCGGCGAAGCAACCACGAAGGGCGAGAGCGTCGATCCGATGGCACTGGTCATCAAGTCGTTGGACAAGCTGGTCAATGTCGGGACGAATGAAGTATTCGACCTTCAGAACGAGTACAGCCCGAAAGAAGTGTCTGAGTTTGTCGATAGCTTCACAAGTAAAAACATGCGAGATATTGAACAATTCTACAATAGTTTGCCAACTGTAAAGCTTGAAGTCGAATATATAACAGAGGGCAATGTTGCCAAGAAGAAGGAGATTGTCGGTCTCGTCAATTTTTTTACTTTGTGATGTCCTA